CTATAATAACTTGTAAAAAGGAAAAGTCTTCAACTGTGTATTTTCCATTTACCCATTGTGTATCATTAAATTCACCTACTTGATAAGTTACTTTGTTATAACCTAATGAACTAGCCGATTGTGTAAATGTATCAGAAAATGCTTCAAACTGATATCTTTTATCATCTGGGGTAGTGGTTGTTGTTGGAGGTGGTGTGTATGAAGGTTCTATAGCAATACTGGCACTCCCTCCACCACTAGCACATGATGTAAGTATAACACCTAATGCAAGTATTATACCAGCATCTGCTACGGCTTTAAAAATTTTATTTAACATGTTTGCATTTCCCTCTGAAAGTAAAACCTGGGCAACTACATTTACCATCTTGTATAATGTAAACGTTACCATTTGAACCAATAACCTCAACTACATTGGGGTCATCGTTTTCTATTTCATACTGTCTAATTGTTTCAAACTTTCTGTATGATTTAGAAAATCTCTTTATTGGTGTTTTAAACACCTTTTCTGGTGCATCTAAAGTGGGCTGATATGCCACTAATTCCATGGCGCCATTGACGTGATATACACCCTTGTATGCCCAGTCTGTGACTTCTTTTAGTACCGTTATCTTCATATATGTTACTCCTAACAATGTATACTATTATACTAGAATACAGTCAAATGTCAACCATTTTACCAAGAAAACTGGTAACTTTTACAATAAATACATGCAAATGTACAAGGATATTTTTACTAATCTACAGCAAACACAAGGTCATGGACGTTGGGAATTTGAATATAACAACATAATCCAGTGTGTGTTTCCTGTTGGTAGATTAAAAGATATATTACCACAAGAGTTTGTAGAGCAGTTTAATCTGTTAAAAGATCATCTTATTGGTGCAGAATGTATACCAGCAAACAGTACACTAGACGGTCACATAGACCATATACGAAAATCCAATTTGCTTATAAATGTAAGTGATTCCGATGCAGTGATATTTCACAACAACAATGGTAAACTAGAGGAACAAGTTATAGCACCAGGCGACATGTTTTTAATAAACACTCAAAAAGAACACGGGTCTACTAATAACCACGATTACGATTACAAGTTTTTAACACTTAATACTAAATTAAGTTATGCTAAAACAAAGGAATACTTTAATGTTTAGTACCGTATTAAATTTTAATTATGACGTGGATCTACTGTTATCGTTAGAAGAAGAGATATCTATAACTATTCCAGAAGATAAAAAATATTTTATGCATAGAGCAGACACACCTGACATGACGCAAGATATCTTAATGGTTAAAGATTTAAAATGTGCAGATAAAATAAAACTAGCGGTAAGTCCTATAGAAGTGTTACCAGAACATAGTGCAGGGTTTGAAAATGTAAACCCTAATCAAATAGTACAACTTCATGAAGATTTTTTAACAGGTTGGAGAAATCCATTTACTAGAAAATGTAATGTGTTATTTAATCTAAATAATTTTCCTGTGTATATAACTCATGAAGACTCCTCACATAGCAAATACATAAACCCTCAACAAATAATGATTTTAGATGTTACTAAAAAACATGGTTGTGATCATAGTAATATAAATGAACTAACTAAATTATTCAGTTTAAACTTAAGAAAAAGTTATACAGACACTATAACTTATTTGCAGTCTCTATAAGAGATACTTCGTATCTTTCCAACTGCAAACTTCATTCACTTCGTTCATATCAGTTTTTGTTAGAAGTGTTTTTTTATAATTAAACGTTATCATGAAAGTTAAGCCATAATTCACCTGTTGCCAGGTGAAAAAATAGATGTCATCATGATGAGCATCGCCATCTCTAACTCGGGTGCTACTAGGAAGCAGTGAGCTTTCTCTCCCCATACACTACCGTCACGAATCTCACGGAAGCCTGTATAACGTTGTAGAGTTCTGTTATACGAACTTGTAAGTTGCTTTTTCTCAGAGCTTACATTCTTTTAATACTGTTTGTCGTTTGTTTGTATCTTTGCCGCTATACATCTCCAATCTCGCACCGGGTGTTTCCATTGCCGGATTGTCGAGGAGCCAGATATTCGTAGCCTCTGTCGGGGCGGGTGTATAGTCCTATGTAGGGTTCTGTGTTAGTTTGACGTTGTGTCTAATGTGTGCCTTGTTCGATATATAGTTATATCTTTTGTAAAAATTCTCGTAGGATTTTTGAACCACCTATCCGTACGTTTATAATTCCGTTATAATATTCATCTGTTTCGAGTACTCGTCGATCAAATTGTTCTTTGGCCTCTAGGTAGCCTGCAGAACCTCGACTAGGACAAAAGTATAAAATTTCTCTAATAAAACTGTCCTCACCTAGTAGTTCTACATCTTCTTTTAATTGATCTGAGCTCCCCCAATAAGTACGCCAGTCACTTTCTTTAGTGCCACGACGTTTGTTCTTCTTTCCTTTTAAGGGAGGTTTGGTTGTCTTGAATTTAGCAAGTTTTTTACCAACATATTTTTTATCATTTGTTGTGTTTGTAATTAGATATACAAATGCTTCACAATCTTCCGGAAGTGCGTCTACTTTTTTACCTTTAAATGTCCATTCGCTCATTAAGTCTCTTCGAGGATTTCAATATCGTTACTGTAACTAGTGAATCCTCCTTCTTTGATTACATACAGGACGTTATTTACACGACCTTGCAATTCTTCCTTGTGTGATATAAGGAAAACGTTCTTGTTTGCCTCTCTACCCATTTTCTTAAGAACTGCTAATGCATTTTCAACACCTGTAGTATCCATTCCGGAGTCAACTAGTTCGTCGATACACATCAAATTCATTGGTCTATTTAAACTTTCGTAGATGTCTCTAAATGCCCAACTCATACCTAGTATAAGTCTGTTACGTTCACCTCTACTTAAATTATCAAAGTCTAAGTCTCTGCCGTACTCTGTAATTTCTACACTTAGATCACTGCTAAACTTAACATCATGTGGTAAGCCAAGTTTGTCTAAATAATGACCTAGTCTGTAGTTTAGATATTGCAAGTTTTGATCAATAATTTTCTTACGAATAAAACTATCTTTACTGGTCAATAACTTATGTAAAAACTCTTGATGCTCTTTTAAATATGTTTGTTCGTTTATTAAGTCGTAACTAATTTCTTCCATACCATTTACTTTTAGTTGTTCAACTTGTTCAGTGTATGGATTTTGTTCTTTAATCTTCTCTTCTATTTGTTCTTTTAGTGTAGTAACATTGTGCATGTGTCCCAATGCATCTTCCATGTTGTTATAAAATGTAATAGGTGTTTCAGGTAACTCGCCTAAGTCAATCAATTGCTTTTCACATGTTGACAGTTTAGTCTTTAATTCTTCGCTGTAAGATTTTTCTTCTGCTAATTTAGTTTCTAGATCTTTTGTGTATTCTTCATGCGTATCTAAATGTGCTGTACTTTGTTCACACGCAGGGCATATACCTTCATTAGCAAGTTTAATATTTTTAACAAGTGTTGCAAGGTTACCGTCATTACGTTTTAAACTGGTTGTAAGTTGCTTAACCTCATTTTGTACACTTTGTATTTGTGTATACTTTTGATTTATTTCTGTTGCTTGTCTATGATTTTCTAACTCTGCATCAATATCAGTTTGTTGTAATGCATCTAAACTAGTTTGTAATTGATGTACTTTGTCTTCTTTATTTTTAGCCCATGCTCTACCACGTAATTCGATTTCTTGTATATTTTTACCAATACGTTCGTTAGCATTGTTTACTGCGGTTATTCGTTGTTCTTCTTCTTTAATTTTATCGCGAGTTTCTTTTAATTTTTCTTTTAGTACTTCTGCTTTTGAACTAATCTCAGTAATGCCTAACAACTGTTCAATCATATCACGTTGATCATTTGTTTTCATACTGAGGAAAGGTTCAGTGTATGTGTTTAATGCAATCAAATGCTTAAACATATTATGTGGGAAACCAATTATCTTTTCAATATCTTTTTGTGTTTCTCTACTATCGCCCTGTTGCTCATCATCAGCCGCCTCAGATCCATTTACAAAAAACTTCAATACATTTGGCCTACGCCCTCTTTCGATTCGATATTCAATTCCGTTGATTTCAAAATCAACAGTAACAATCATGCCTTTGGCGTTTGTTTTGTTTATGAGATTATCTTTACGAATGTTTGTTAGTGCATCGCCATACAATGCATAACTAAGTGCATTGATAATAGTAGTTTTGCCAGTACCATTTCTACTGCCGTCACCACCTAAATCTAAGTTGTGCCCTAGTACTAATGTTAGTGATTCTGTGTCAAAGTTTACTGCTTGAGTATTGTTACCAATGCTCATAAAGTTCTTTGCACTTACATTTTTAATCGTGAGCATTATACTTCTATCTCTCTGTAAATACTAATAAGTTTTTGTGTGTCAACTAAGTTACTTTCGATTGTTTCTAATTGTTGTATAACAATTTGATCTACACTTTCAAACTGTATATCAACACCGTCAAAAATTTCTTCTTCTTCCTTAATAGGTAAAAGTTGTAATTCTCTTACTTTATATTTTTCAGCAAATGTCTCTCTAATAAAATTTGCTTCTTCATATGAAATATTCACATCTAACTTTACTCTAGCATGTGTTTGTGCATCAAGTATATCATCTGCTCTATCAAGTAATTCTTTAAGTCCAGTCATTACATACTTTGGACATTTTGCCCAATTTACATATTGAGGTTCACCATCCCAATCTAAAAACATAGCACCACGTTCCCAATCACCTGCATCAGCATAATTATGTGGGAAAGCATTACCTATGTAATGTATATTATTCTTGTATTGACGTTTGTGGAAATGTCCACTGAACACATACTCTGGGTTTGATAAATCGTTTGCTGTAATACCACCGTGGTCTGGCATCTCTACCATTGCATTCATTTTAAAGTAAGGTAACTCAAAATGACCAAACATATATTTACAATCTAGTTTGTTTAATTTTTTGTGTTCGTCCCCAACTAACCATGGTATAATTGCAACACCATCTTGACAAAAGTGTTCATCAACCATGATAAAGTTAGGTAAGTCTCTTGCAAACTCAATGCTGTTTAGATCACGTTTTTCTCTGTAATATAAATCATGGTTGCCTGTTATAAAGTAGACTGTTTCAAAATTATCATTTAATTTTTTAAGGTCTTTAATAGTTGCATTCATAGTAGCAATGTTTATACTTGCTCTGTGATGATGCCAGTCACCTAAAAATATACATGTTTCTGCATTTCTGGCTTTTGCTTCTGCAATAAACCAGTCTACAAAGTCATGACAATCTTTTAAATGTTGTCTACTGTTTTGTTTTAAGCCGTAATGTATATCTGTAAAACATGCGACCCTTTCAAAAAGGTTTGCCATATAGGATTACTCTTGTGATAAATTTTCTAATTCTATTTGTGCATCTGCTCTAGCGGCCTTCATTTCATTTTCATATTGAATTTGTCTGCCGTAACTAGGTAAGTGCCCAGTTTCAATAAGAATATCATCACGTATTGTTTGATTTCTTTTTTCTAAATTTAGAACTCTTGTAAAACTATTATTCACCGTTGCAGTATAATATGCAAACGGATTATCTGATTTTGCTTCATTAAACTGCAACCCAACTTGTGCAAGTTGTACTAATGCTTGTCCACGCATCTCGTCTACATAAGTGTAACCTCTCCAGTTACCTCTTTGACTGTAACGCTCAACAAGTTTCATAAACATTCTGCCAAGTTCATTTGTAATCTGTCCATGTTCACAATCAAACTGACCATTACTTAAACTACCTTGCCAATGACTTCTAACAACTTCTCTAGGATTGATACCATTACTATCAAGTATATAATGCTTGAATGGTGGAAAGTTTACTTTTGCTTTTGTGTCTGCAAGTGTTTTTGTTGTTTTCTTTCTACCTGGTTCATCTGGAATATGCTCAAATGTCATAACTCTAAATACTAACTCATCTACCGGAATAGAGAGAGGGTCTACTGCAAAGTCTTTTTGTTTAGGTTTCTTATCCCAGTCTCCTTTTGCTACTGCGGCTTGATAAGCAGTCGATTGCAATTTAGAAACACGGTTTAATTGTGCCTGTTTAATTGTTTCTTTGTTGATTTTTTTAACATCATCAACAATGATGTCTACCATCAAGTATCTTTCATCTTGAATGTAGCAATAAGTCATCTTACTCTTATGTATTTCTTTTAGTAGATCCTTATTGTTTAAGTAATTCTGTTTCTTAGCCTGTACCATGTAATCTCCTTTACTGATAACGCATTATAATACATTATTTTGCAAAAGTCAACGTTTTTTTTTAAAATTAAAACTCGTTATTATTTATCGTGATAAATATAACGCAGGAGCAATTATGGCAGACGAAACAAATTTTAATCAAGAGGCACAAACACCAACAACTGCGTTTGACTCATTGATAAGCAGAACAGACTCTACAACATTTAATGATGTTGATTGGAGGGCAAGAATACGGCCAAAACGTGGCGGTGAGAAGTTTGCCTATGGATTAGTAGACTCGAAAGGCGAAGAACAAAAAGACAGTATACTCAAACCTTTACAAGATAGAGGTGGTATAGTTTACCCGTATACACCAGACATATTTTTGCAAGCCTCAGTAGATTATAACGAAGCACAACAACACGGCTCAAATTATCCGTTTTATACATTTATTAGTTCTAGACCTACTACACTACCTATCACAGGTACGTTTACAGCAAACACAGTAGAGGAAGGACAGTATATGTTAGCAGTATTTCATTTTTTAAGAAGTGTTACTAAAGCATATTATGGTGACGCGGCTGTAACAGGTGGATATTACGGAACTCCACCACCAGTATTACTATTTGAATATCTAGGTGAATTTGGTTTTAACAAACTGCCAGTAATTATTAGGAACTATAACTTCCAATTACCTGCAGATGTTGATTACGTTCCAGTAAAATTTAAAGGCACAACTACAATGATGCCAACTGAAACAAGTGTTATGATCGAATTAGCACCACAGTACACATACAGAAAAACAAGAAAAAGATTTGATCTTAATGCATTTACAAGTGGCAAGCAGTACAATCAAGGATTTATTTAATGGCAAGTTTTCATAGCAATCAAAGTTTTTTAAAAAAAGCAGATGTAAATAAGTTTTACTTAGGTATGAACAACTTACCTAAGATTCCTAAAAGTACCGCTGATCGACTCTATGCAATAGAATCTCGATATGAGAATAGACCGGATTTATTAGCACATGAATTATATGGAACTGTAAAGTTGTGGTGGGTTTTTGCACTAAGAAATCCAGATGTAATTATTGACCCTTTGACAGATTTTACATCCGGTAAAAAAATTCATATCCCTCCAAGAGAAACTATTGATAGAGTATTGTAATGACAGATAAAAATCCTAAGCAATCTGAAGCAGAAAAAGAAGATAGATATCTTGGCAGAGTCCAAGGTAATATTCTAGATGCTTACCAAAATTCTACTTACACATTAAAACTTTATATGATCCCTGACCTTACGTCAGATGGGGGTGGTTATCTTAGAAAAGCAAAATCAGCCGAACCTCAAAATACAGTTATTGTTGCACAGACTAGTGTAACAGGTGTACAAATTGATGACTTATCAATTGACATTAAAAAAGGAGCCAGTGGTGCTTTCGCCACATCGGCACAGTTTACACTAATACAACCAGGAGCCGCAGATTTATTAGATCAAATACAGGCCGCTAAAAAACATTTAGGAATACAAGCAGGTGTTTTTGCACCTGTACCGTTATTTTTAGAAATAAATTTTAAGGGTTATAAAGAAGATCTAGATGATTTAGAAGGTGGTGGTGAAATAGAAACACAGATAGCAGGTCCATACATTTACGAATGTCATATTGCTACAGTAGATGTTTCTATCACAGATGCAGGAAGTACATATGACTTTTTTGTAACTATTGGTGACGACGAATCATGGACCGACAAGTATTATACATTACCTGCTGATACATCATTTACAGGTGATACCATTACAGAGTGTTTTGAGAGTCTAACAGAAGCAATTGAAAACTATACAAAGAATAATAAAAAAGAAGAACTTATCAGCGATGAAATTGTTTTTGATTTAAGTCAACTAAAAGAAGTTTTAGGTGATGACAGTATAAAGTATAGTAATTACAAAGATGCCGAACAATTAAACAGATTGATGAATGCAGAATCATATGGTATAAAATCACGTGAAGAATTTGAAAAGATGTTAGAAGACTCACCAGAAAGTTTAGATGGCGGCATAGAAGCCACTGGAGGTTTTTGGAGAAGAGATAGAATACAAGTACCAGAAGGAACAAACTTCCACAGAATATTATCAACTATGCTAGTAATGAATGAAGCATTCTTAGACAAGTCATCAAGAAAAAAAGGTGGGTTAGATAATCCTATCATTGACGAGCATGGATTAGATTTAAATCAAACATTTACATATTGGTATAAAATGACTGCTGATATGGAATATATAGAAAACGGCTATGACCCAAGACGTAATGCTTATGCTCGAAGAGTTACATACAAGCCTATAATATATAAGACAGCAGACCAAGACAACAATTTATCGCAAAGCGAATTTAAACTGTCTAAAGAAAACGTTACAAAACGTGTAAACGAATTACTAATTAAAAAAGCATATCATTATTTGTATACTGGACTAAATGATCAAATACTAAGTGCAGACATATCTTACAAAGCAGGTCAAGTATTATTAGCCGCACCAGGTGGAGGTTATCTAGGTGATGCTTCATCAAGTCCAAATGCACCTGGCAGTCCTTCAACAGATGGTGACAATGAAGGAAAAGAAAGATCAGCAAAAACAGATGCGGCTGTAGAAGATCCTACACAAATTGCTAAAAAATTAAAAAACGATGATCAATACTTTGATAAAATTGCTGACAGATTAAATCTAACAGATGATGAAAGAAAGAAACTAAGAAAAGACAAAGAACAAAGAAATAGGTTAGCTCAAACTATAAACTATTTGCAAAGTGGTGGACAGAACCCTACAGACTATTATCAAACAGCGGCTTCTGATAACAATAAAGATACTACACCCACAAATGATTTTGATGGAACATATAAACCAGAGCCAAGTGGATTCATTTATAGTGCTGAACTAATGCACGATGCAGGTGGTAGCCCAACTGTTATTGGCGAACTAACAGATCAACAAGTTACTAACTCACTAGCAAATGCTCTCAAAGGTGAAGAAGCAGATGTAGGTCCTTTACCTGGTATGGTGTATGACCACAATGTTATTGTAAACAATTCAAACACTAGTGATGGTGGTGCTAAAGGCACATTATTTGGGTATATGTATCAAAACGTAAACGACGCAAGTATATTAGTAGACCTCGGTTTAAAAGTAAGAGGAGATCCTTGGTACTTAGGACCACCGGAAATAGAACCAAAAGCACCTAAAAAAATTATGAAGGCAAATGAGGAAGAAGAAGATTCCACAGATCAGTACATAGTGTATAATAGAAGTGATAACTACTTTTTATTCACAATGCAAACACCACGTGTTAGAGACCCTAACGTTGATGATGAAGATGAAAATAGCGGTTACATGAGTCAGCAAGGCACAGCATTCTTTTTAAGTGGTGTGTACCAAATATTTGGTATAACCGCAAACTTTAGTGGTGGCATGTTTGAAATAGAAACTAATGCTAAAAAACAAACGGCATTGAGTTTAGCAAAACTTGATATGACACAGAATTCATATGACGGAGCAGATGACTAATGGCTTATAAGGCAGATAGATTTAGAGTAACTAATAAAGGACTTAGAGACAAGTTGCGTGGACATGCTGACTTGGACTTTGGTGTGTATATTGGTGAAATTATTGTAAGACCAAAAGATGCTACACACAGTGGTAGGCTTACAGTTTATATTCCAATGTTAAGTAAAGACAGAGATGATCCTAACGGATACTACAATGCATATTGGAGTAGTCCATTTGCTGGTAGCACACACTCAGCAAAAATAGGACAAGATGAACAAGTATATGGGTTCCATGATACACAAAAAACATATGGTATGTGGATGGTACCACCTGATCCAGGTAACTTTGTATTAGTATGTTTTGCTGATGGTAAAAGAAAATTTCCAGTTGTAATAAGTTGCTTATATCCTGATCAACTACAACATATGGTCCCGGGTAATGCGGCCGGTCCTGCATACGGTACTAACTTAAAAGTTCCAGTTGCAGAAAAAAACAGAAATGAAGAATCTGTTAGTCACAGCATAAATGCAAAAAGACCTATAAACCCTTATGTAACAAAAGCAATTTTAGAACAGGGTTTAATAAATGATGCAGTTAGAGGAATCAGTGTATCTTCTGCAAGGCGTGAATCACCAAGTCAAGTATTTGGAATACTTACACCTGGCCCAGAAGTACCAAATAAAAGAAGTAGTAAAAAAGATAATACTCACAGAGAACCAGGACATAGCATTGTTCTAGATGATGGTGACATTGAAGGCGACAGCAAGAATGTTAGAATTAGAACTGGAGGCGGACACCAAATATTACTCGATGATACATCTGGTGACATTTATATTATAAACAAAAAAGGAACTGCATGGATAGAAATGTCAGATGCAGGAGATATAAATGTATATGCTGAAAGAGATTTTAATATGAGAGCAAAAGGCAATGTAAATATTAGGTCTGATAAAAATTTAAATCTAGAAGCAAATTCTTCAATATATGTACAAGCCGGAGAATATGAAACTGCAGACCAAGTTATAGATGTTGATGGTAATCCAAAAGGAAACTTTAGCCTCAACATAAGTAATCAAACAAACTGGTTAAACAAAAAAGACTTTGTGTTACAAACAGATAGCACTGGTGCAATTCATCTTACATCTCAAACAAAAATACATCAAACTGCAATCGGCGATATTGATGTAGCATCAGACGGTAAACTTAAAGTTTTCGGTGCTAGTGGAGTTGATATTAAATCTGGGTCAACTATAACATCACAAGCAAGTGGTAGAAATAATGTACTTGGTTCTAGTGTACACTTAAATGATGGTGGTAGTGCCCAGCAGGCAGAGAAAGGTAAAGTTGCAACACCACATCCTATAAATGAATTCCAAGATCAACCAATTGAAAAACCTACTTGGGAATATCCAGAAAATCCAGACGATGTAGACGCAAATACTGATCCAATGCCTACACAAGGTAAAAGGGATGGTGTTAAAGCCGCAATAAAAAGTTTACTGAGTATTATTACTACTAGAGAACCTTGGGAGTATCGTCCTAAGAACGATGACTAAGCAATTAGTGTAGTGGTCTTCTCTGCCAATCTCTTATAAGCATTATATTTTTGCTCTTCGAGATCCTTGATATTACGTTGCAATAGTGTAACAAGTGTTTCAAGTTCAACAATTTGTTTCTTTTGCTCACACACAATTATTCTAAGTTCTTCTTCTAGTGTATTATTTAATGTTACGTTTTGATTACTCATTGAAAATCTTTTCTTTTAAGATGCCTACTACATCGTAACTTAGTAAAACTTCAGTATGACTTAACGCAAATTTTATGTCAGTTACATTATTAAAATTGTCAGGATATGATTCTTGTGTTAGAACCGTTAGTAAACCATCGTTTCTTTCTTGACCAAATCCTGCTAATACATTACCACCTCCAGATGAACCTGTGGTAATAATATTAGTTATCTCAAAATTATTGTTTAAGTTAGATAATGACTGAATTATGTCACTATCTGGTCTTGTGTTTTGAAACAGTTTACTTTGCCTGAAAACTAAGTTTAACCACTTAGCAGTTCTACTACCTTTCCAAGGAGCACTTAGAGAAATAAAGTTTTCTACATTTGAATCAATGCGACTAGCAAGATACATACCTAGTAGACAACCATAACTGTGACATACAAGGTGTACTTGCTTACCGTCTAAGTTGTCTACATAGTAATTGTGGAATCTATCTACAATGTCATCAAAATCTTCATGAACGTCGTACTCTAAACAATGAGAATTATGTTCAGGTAGAAATAAATTATAGTATTCATAACTTAGAGCAGACTGCCCAGTGCCATGTAAAAAAATTATATTTCTAGTTTCTAAAGGCATTTTTGATAAGCATCTCCATGTCTTTAAACTCTTGTGGTATCTTATCCTTTTGCCCAACTAAGTTGACCATCTCGAATAGAACATACTTTTTAGTGAAGGAATCATATAATCCTACAGACTCAAAGCGATTCTTTTTCTTAGATACCATTTTATGAAAACGGTTACCATAACCCAGTGACTGATCCGAGTTTGCTAACTTTCTGTTGGCTTTCTCGGCATTTTTGCAAATATTGTCAAAATATTCTATAACGTTACGCATTTTTTTCCTATAATGTGTAAAATATGAATTAAATGTGATTTTCATCACACGCCATATAATATATATTAAAGTACTTACAAAGTCAACCGTTTTTTTGGTTTATTTAAAACGTGTTTTAAAGGTTCTTGATAAATATTGATATGGCAAACATATATCGAGGCTTTAGTACAATAGGAAAAATTAGACCCCCGTATACACTAACGGATGGTGAACTAATTAAGACCGACTTACTCAACGAGCTCAAGGCAAAGAAAGGCGAGCGAGTAATGAGACCTTCTTTTGGTACTAGGATTGAAGACATGCTTATGAACCCACTGGACAAATTTCTTGTCCAAGAAGTAGAAGATGAGGTTCGTAGAGTAGTAGAGAAAGATTCTAGAGTAGAACTACAAGACATATTCACCGAAGCACTTGATCATACTGTTAAAATTGTAGTGAATCTTAAAATATTACCTTTTCTAGATGAAGAAGTACTATATTTAGATTTTGCAAGAAATAATACAGAGACTTAAAGATGGCGATAAACAGCAGACAAAATAATCTATTCGCGGCTGAAGATTGGGAAGTAGCCTACCAGGCATACAGTCAAGTAGACTTTCAAGCATATGACTTTGATACTATTCGTACAGCAATGGTTGAATATATCAGAACTAACTTTCCAGAAAACTTTAACGACTATATAGAAAGTTCAGAATTTATAGCAATTATAGAATTGCTGGCATATCTTGCTCAAAGTATTGCATTTAGAATGGATGTCAATACCAGAGAAAACTTTTTAGAAACTGCTGAAAGAAGAGACTCAGTATTTAAACTTGCTAGGCAATTAGGTTATAACCCTAAAAGAAATATTGCGGCAAGTGGCTTAGCAAAAATAGTTAGTGTTGCAACATCAGAACCTTTAACTGATAGTTCAGGTACTCCTCTAAACAATAGAACAGTAAGTTGGAATGATGCCAACAACCCAGACAGTTACGAACAATTTATTACTATATTAAATAGTGCATTCGGTAACGTCAACAGATTTAGTAAGCCTGTTAAGTCAGGCACAGTTGGAGGCATTGCTACTGACAAGTACGATGTTAAAACTCCAACAAATGCTCCTTTAACATTTAACTTCAAAAGAGATATAAATGGTATTAGTAGAGCATTCGACTTTGTAAATGTAGAATTCGACGATGCAGGTTTCTTTTATGAAAAGCATCCAGATCCACAAAATGATTTTTCTATAGTACACAGAAATGATGGATTAGGATTATCCAGTAACAACACTGGTTTCTTTATGATGTTCAAACAAGGAACATTAGCCAGCCAAGAATTTAACTTTGCACAACCAGTAGAAAATAGACAACAAACAGTTGGTGTAGATGACATCAACGAAACAGATGTTTACTTACAACAAATAGATGCAGATAGAAGTGTACTAGCAAAATGGGAAAAAGTACCTAACACAATTGGACAGACACTAATGTACAACGTGAAGGCAAAAAAAACACCATTGCTTTATGCTGTACAAAATTTAGGTACTGGTGGCATCAACTTGCAATTTGCAGATGGTAACTTTGCTAATGTACCTGTTGGAAACTATAGGCTATACTACAGAACTAGTGATAATGAAAGATTCAGTGTACAGCCAGATGACTTTGGTATTGTAACAACATCTATACCTTATGTGAATGGCGATGGTAAAAACTACGAACTTACAATTACAACAAGATTAGAAAATGCTGTGAACAACAGTTTACCTGCAGAAAGTATTGCAGGCATTAAAGAAAGAGCACCACAATCATACTACTCACAAGATAGAATGATTAGTGCCCAAGATTACCAAGTACTCCCTTTAGCAAAAAGTACTAATATCTCAAAACTTAAAGTAACAAATAAAACACATGCTGGGCATAGTAGATATATAGATATTACAGACCCAACTAGCACATTCCAAACTACAAGTTCGATTGCAGAAGATGGTGCATTGTATTCAGAGACTTCAAACTCTTCAGATTACTTTAATTTTGATAATGTAAATACACCGTTGGATTTTGTAAATACAAAAATACCAACTATACTAAAAAATCAAAAACTGAATGATTTTATATACAGTGATTTTAGAGATTCATTCTTAGATACTGCATCTTACAAAGATACATTTAATTTAGAACTATTTAATATTGCATGGAATACATTACCTAAAAAAGATACAGGTAGTAAAGGTTTCTTAACAGAAACTTATACAACAAATAATGCTATTGATTTAAATACAGCCAATAACTTATTTAAGATTATTCAAGAAGGCTCAGTAATGAAGTTTTATGACCCTGCTAATGTAGGTGATTATAAATGGGCAAAAATAATATCAATTACAAACAATGCAATTAGAACTGCTAGTGGTACTAATGTTGACGGTCCTATTACACTAGACAGAGAAATTCCAAATGGATGGAAATCAGATCAAATAATTACTGTTTTAAGAAAAACATTATTTGCATTAGAAAGAACAGAACTGCAAACAGCATTAGCAAACAAAAGAACTTTTGGTTTGAGATTTGACCCAACTGACAATAGATATTATATTATAGAAAATAATGACTTATCAGACGACATAGAATTTAGTATTGCAAACAGTGGAGACGAAACAGGTGGACAAGCAGACGCAAGTTGGCTTTTAAAATTTACTTATGTACCAGTAGATGCTTCAGCATATAGATACAATATAGAAATCAGAGGCACTCAATTTATTTTTGAAAGCCTAGAAGAAGTTAGATTCTATAATGTGAATACCAATAGAATACAAGATAGTGCAACAGGCTTGGCACTATACGATACTGTTGAACTTACAACATTAAATGTAAAACCAAGTTTTAGCGAAGTGTTTGAATGGAGAGATACAAACGATAACAACATCGGTGATAAATGGTATCTTGTATCAACAGGTGATACATTTGCTAATATACCTCTTATTTCTAGAAACATCGAATATAGTGATTTAGAAGTTAGTATTACATCTAACTTTGGCTTATGGAAGGAAGGCTCATCAGCAAGTGGAGAATTTGTTGATGAAATAACATTACAATTAGGCACAAGTCCAAATACAACTGACGATGCAAACGTTGTTGTAGTAAAGAACTCCGGACTTGTTGATAGTTTACCAATTGTAAACGTTGCATTTACAAATGCTACATTTGGTGTAAACATATTAGATAGCAATGGTAACATTTCTTACTCATATAACAAAGAAGGCACATCTTTTAATAATAACAGAACATTGGCACCGGGTGCCGCTGGTGATGGCTTTGGGTTATTCTTACTTGATAGTAATGTTACTACCCAATCAGGTAACTTGCAGATTAGATTAAACGAAAGACAACACTATGGTGCAGATAGTACTGCAAGACAAAATAGAAGTGACACTATAGAAATTAGATATGTTACAGATACAACAAGATTAGATGATCCAATAATTTATAGTGCAATTGGAAACTTCACATATCAAGATGGCTTTACTGATCCTAAAAAAATAAAAGTAACTCCTGTAAATACAGAAGGCGGTGATGCACCAAATAATCCTATACAATTTGCAGACTTTGTAGGTAGAGATGATATAGTTTTATTTGAACGATACGAAGAGTTTGATGGGTATACTTATACAAGACCTGTTAAATCAGGCATATTAGATTTAAGAAAAGAAAATGGTGTAAACTTTAGTTCAGACTATTCACGAATTGCTGGAGACAGTATAGGTGACGCAGAAAATAATACAGGTACTGTACATTTAACAGACGATTATGCATACTTCTTAGTTAAAACTAAAGGAGTTATTGAAGGCTCGGGCAATCCTAATACATCATTTGATAACACTATTGGAAAGTTGCATAATAAAAAAGTTTATGCAAAAGCAGATGGCAAAGTTTATCAACTGTCAAAAAGTAGTACAAATTTATCAAGAGTATCTCATTATGAGTCTTCTACACATTTTGCTAAAAAAGGAAGAAGTTTTACACAAAACTCAAAAGCAAAAAGACAACAACCGGTTGTATTTAAATGGAATCATATTGCAGACAATAGTGTGCGAATAGATCCTAGTATTAGTAATAT